TGGTGTACAACCAATGACTGGTCCTACAGGTCTTATCTTCGCAATGAAGGCAAGATATGTAGATACTACGTCAGCACTAGGACGAACAGAGGCTTTATTTAATGAAGCTGATACTGATTATTCTGCTGCAGGTACACATGCAGGAACAGACCCATTTGCGTCTAGTTCTGCAAACGCAGCTATCCAAACAGGCTACACAACAGGTACAGGCGACACTACGGCAGCAGCTGAAATTGATGCGTCTATCGCAGAAATGTCATTCTCAATCGAAAAAGCTACAGTTACCGCAAAGAGCAGAGCGCTAAAAGCTGAGTACACTATAGAACTCGCACAAGACCTTAAAGCAATTCATGGCCTTGACGCAGAAACAGAACTAGCAAACATTCTTTCTGGTGAAATCCTAGCGGAAATCAACAGAGAAGTTGTTAGAAATGTTAATGATCAAGCCAAGATTGAAGGTGTTGCATCAGAAAGTAACTTAACTGGTACTTCTGTCAACGGTCAATTCGATCTAGATGTTGATTCATCTGGTCGTTGGTCAGTTGAGAAATTTAAAGGTTTAATGTATCACATTGAAAGAAATGCTAATGTTATAGCAAGACAAACTCGTAGGGGTAAAGGAAACTTTATTCTTTGTTCGTCTGATGTAGCATCTGCACTTGCAATGGCCGGTGTATTAGACTACGCTCCAGCATTGTCAACTAATTTATCAGTTGATGACACTGGAAATACATTTGCAGGTGTCCTTAATGGATCCTTTAAAGTGTATATCGACCCATATTACGCAAGTGCGTCTCAAAGACCTACAGGCGTGAGCGCTGGTGAAGGCTATTGTACAGTTGGATATAGAGGATCAAATCCGTTTGATGCTGGACTATTCTATTGCCCATACGTCCCACTGCAAATGGTTCGTGCGGTAGGTGAGAACACATTCCAACCTAAGATTGGTTTTAAAACTCGTTACGGAATCGTAAGTAATCCATTTGTAGGAGCTACTCCAGCCTCAGGGTTGGCAGCAACTTCAACAAACAGTTACTACAGAAGTTTCGAAGTTCTTAACTTACTCTAAATCATATTTTTGGTTTCAAAAGAGCCTCGTAAGGGGCTCTTTTTTTTGTTATAAATACTTTTATAGAGAAGTCAAACACACACATACACACAGGAGGCTATCATGGTAACATATGGTACAAAATCAGGGTTCGAAATCAGAGCCGATTTACTTTCACAAGCACAAGGTCTACTTGAAATGAATGCACAACGAGAAATTGATGCAGCTTATTTCGCTATAGATCATGCTGGTGATGAAGCTTCTTTAATATCTTTACCAGTAATTGAAATTACTTCAGAAGAAATTATTGAAACTGCTAGACAGTTTAATGCTTTTGTAAACGAGAAATAAATTATATGGGAGAGAGTTCAATACTCTCTCCTTTATAAATAGTAAGTATGAAGAAAAATAAAGAAGATTATGTAGAATCAAAAATTCCGGCTGAGAAACATGAATATCTTGGTTGGTTTTGGTCTGTTGCAACTAAAAAATTCTACAGATGGAATGATCTTCCTGGTAGAGAACATGGAATAAGAAATGGCAACAGCTGATTGGCAGACAACACTCCCTACAAATCTAAATTATCTGAGTCCAGTTAATTTTGATTTAATAATAAACAAATTACCTAAAACTAGATATTTTTGTGTTGGAGCAACTTTGCCGAATATTAATTTTAGTGAAGCGGCATTAGATACAAAATTAGCAATTTCATCTTATGTACCTGGTGATAAAATCACTTTTGATCCCTTAAATGTACGATTTATTGTAGATGAAGATATGACAAATTATAAAGAAATATTTAATTGGATAATGTCTTTAGGACCTGGTATAGATACTGAAGATTTTGTAGATTTAACAGGTGTGACAAAATCAGAGCTCGGATTCGATACGCGTAGTGGTGATATGAAGAAAATGTATTCAGATGCCGCTTTAATAATCAATACATCAGCTAACAATCCAAATCTAGAATTTATGTTTGAAGATTGTTTTCCAACATCTTTAGGTGCTGTTACATTAGCTACTGATTCTACAGAAGTTGAATATGTAGTAGCAGATTTAACATTAAGATACACACTATTTAAGATAAGAACTAGTACCTAATTGACTTTTCAGCAAAAGCTGTTATAATATATAGTATGAAGAATAAAACTTTATCTGAAATTCAAGAATTATGGAAGAAAGATTGTCAAATAGATGATATCGAATTAGACGTTTCTTCCCTTAAAGTCCCACAATTACACGCAAAATATGCTGAGTTATTAGCAAGTAAGAAACTCATTCAAATTAAATACGAACACGCATTAAAAGATTTACAAAAAGATAAATGGCTTTGGTATACAGGAAAACTAACTCAAGATGAAATACAAGAAAAAAATTGGGATTATGATCCATTTAAAGGCCTTACAATACTTAAATCAGATTATGACAAATTCTTTGGGGCTGATGAAGATATACAGACAGCATTAGAAAAATTAGAAATCTGTAAAGTTACAGTTAATTATTTACAAGATGTAGTTTCTCAGCTGACTTGGAGACATCAAACAATTAAGAATATTATAGAATGGCGCAAATTCATGGCAGGCTCGTAGTCACGAAAAAAGACGAAGTTTATTTAACAATTTCCACAGAAGACTCGATTAGAAAAGAACTTTCAGAATTCTTTAAGTTCAAAGTTCCTGGTGCTAGTTTCATTCCAGCTGTCAGAAAGAAATTTTGGGACGGATACATTCGTTTATTTCATCTTCAAACAAATCAATTATATTTAGGTTTATATACATATCTCAAAGAGTTTTGTGAAGAAAGAGATTATGAGATAGAAGGATATGACCCTGAAACTGATGTCTTTACAATAGAACGATATGAAGAAATAGTTCAAGATATTCCTTTAGAACTTAGAGATTATCAAAAAGAAGCAATTGCTTACGCAGCCCATAATCAAAAGTGTATATTAGTATCTCCTACAGCTTCAGGTAAATCATTAATTATATATAGTCTTATACGATACAATTTTCTTAAAAAGAATAAGAAGGCGTTAGTCATTGTTCCAACTACATCATTAGTAGAACAAATGGCGAAAGATTTTAAAGACTATGGATTCAAAGGTGAAGTAGCCAAGATATATGGTGGTGATAAAGGTTCAGACGCAGCAATAGTTGTTACAACATGGCAATCAATGATGAGAATGCCGAAAGGATTTGGAAATCAATTTGGTATGGTCATTGGAGATGAGGCTCATTTATTTCAAGCCAAATCTCTCACAAAAATTATGGAGTCATTAACGGAAGTGAAATACAAATTCGGAACTACAGGAACATTACAAGACACACAAACACATAAACTTCAATTAGAAGGATTGTTTGGTCCTGCCTATTTTGTTACTACTTCTAAAGAATTGATGGACGAAGGTACATTAGCGAATTTAGATATACAATGTTTAGTTTTATCTTATGTAGATGAAGAACGAAAATTAGTATGTAAAATGACATATCAAGAAGAAATGGATTGGATCGTTAGAAATGAAAAACGAAATGGTTTCATAAGAAATCTAGTTAATGGATTAAATGGTAATACATTAGTATTGTTTCAGTATGTAGAGAAACATGGTCGAGGCTTATATAAAATATTATCAGAGGTAATAGCTAACGATACATCAAAAAGAAAAAGCTTTTTTGTCTTTGGTGGAACCGATGCCCTAGATAGAGAAAAAGTTAGAGAGATTGTAGAAACAGAACAAAACGCTGTGATAGTAGCAAGCTTCGGAACTTTTTCTACGGGAATTAACATTAAAAGATTACATAACATTGTATTTGCATCTCCTAGTAAAAGTAGAATTCGTAACTTACAATCAATAGGTAGAGGTTTAAGAATAGGAGAAGGTAAAGAAAGTGTTGTGTTATATGATATAGCTGATGATCTCTCATGGAAAAAAAATACAAATTATACCCTTAACCACTTTTCAGAAAGAATAAATACATATAGTAAAGAGAATTTTAATTACGAAATTCATTCAGTAAGGATACCCAAATGCCATACATAGACGAACAGACAAAATATCAATTTGTAAAATTCAAAGATGGAAAAGAAATATTTGCTATGGTAAGAGACGCAGAAAGTAAACTAGAACTTCACTTTCCTATGAATATTCAACTACAACCAGCAATAACTGGTGGTGTATTATTACATTTGGGGCCTTATATTCCTTTTACTAAAGAAGACAGTATTACAGTAGATACGAATGCAGTACTTTTTAGAACTAGTATCAGTAAAAAATTCATTAGTTTTTATGATGAAGCTTGTAGTGCTTGGCTAAATATTAGAGAAGACGAAAGTAAATTTGATATTAAATCAGGTAGACAAGCTATGAAAGAACAACAAGAATTTATGGAAGGAATGATTAAAAGAAGATTCGAAGAAGGTGATATAGATTTTCGAGATGAAATAGATGATATGTTAGATAATATTGAAGAAGAACAAAAACTATTGGCCAATGAATCTGGTCCTGGAAAAGATGACACCATTCATTAATATATGTATTCTTTCTTTTCCGACATCACAATTTATTATAACATCAGAACGCTAATCGGTCAAGTAAAAAGATGATATTAATGAAACCTTGACAATACAGCGAATGCAAGTATAATATAAGTATGGCTAGACAAAAAAGACAAACTAAAGCATCTGTTCATTATGTGAACAATAAAGAATTTACCGCGGCGATTACTGCTCATAATATAGCATGTAAAGAAGCTCTCGCCAAAGATGAAGATAAACCAAGAGTTTCAGAATACATTGGTGAGTGTATCTATAAGATAGCCACAAGATTATCTACAAAACCAAATTTTATAAATTATTCTTATAGAGATGAAATGATTTGCGATGGGATTGAGAACACTTTACAGTATATCAATAATTTTAATCCAGAGAAATCTCAAAATGCATTTGCATATGTAACTCAGATTATATACTTTGCGTTTTTAAGAAGAATACACAAAGAAAAGAAACAAGCTGCGATTAAACAACGAAGTATAGAACAAGCTGGTTATCTATTTGAAACATTTTCTACAATAGATGGTGAAGTTGAACCTGGTATGACTAATCAGTATATTGATTTTTTACAAGAAAATATGAACCCAATCAATTATAAGCCCCGCGGCTCTAAAAAGAAAAAATAATGAAAATAGCTTTGCTGAATGACACGCATTGTGGTGTCAGGAACAATCATCAAATGTTTGCAGAGTATCAGGGAAGATTTTATTCACAAATCTTTTTTCCTTACTTAGATAAACACGACATTAAGACAATAATCCATTTAGGTGATTATTTTGATCGGCGTCGTGATGTCAATTTTTATTCTTTACATAAGAATTATGAACATTTTGTCAAGCCTATGCTTGACAGAGATATGACTATGGACTTGATTGTGGGAAACCATGACATTTATTTTAAGAATACTAATGAATTAAACAGTCCAGATTATCTCTTAGATTTTGAAAACATTAATGTTTTCAAAGATCCAATTGTTAAGGATTATGATGGATTAAGTATTTGTTTAGTCCCATGGATTAATTCAGAAAATTATGATGATGTTGAAGAATTTTTAGGGATATGTAAGGCTGATATAGCCATGATTCATGGAGAAATTACAGGAGCTATGGTAACTCCTGGTCATTATCAGGGTGGAGGCTTATCTCCTAAGTTTTTCAAAAGGTTTGAACAAGTTTATTCAGGACATTTTCATATTAAATCAGAATTGGCTAATATACAATTTTTGGGTTCACAAATGGAATTCACATGGAACGATTTTGACAACGCAAAATATTTTCATATATTAGATACGGAAACGCGAGAAGTAGAAGCTGTTTATAATCCATTAAAAATGTTTCATAAGATATTTTATGATGATACAAATGAAACTCTTATGACAATCAAAAAGAAAGAGTTCGATCATTTAAAAAACACTTTTGTTAAGGTAATTGTTACAAATAAAAATGAGCCATATTGGTTTGATGTTTTTGTTGACCAGATTATTCAATCTAGTCCGGCTGATTTGAAAGTTGTAGAAGATCATAGCAATTTAGACATTTTAGATGCAGATGATTTCGCGACAGAAGCAGAAGATACTTTAACAATTTTAACAAAACATATTGACAGTTTAAATATAGAAGGAGATAAGAAAAAACTTGATGCATTAATGAGATCATTATACACAGAGAGTTTAGATATTTTAGTATGATAAAAATAATACAATTAGCAACAGCTGAGCAAATAATGGCAGAAGTAGATGAAGTGAGTTATGAATTAAAAAACCCTTTGTTCATTAATATTCAACAAACAGAGAAGGGTCCTAATATTCAACTTTTTCCGTATGATTTAATTGCTGCAGGAAACATAACACTTAATCCAGATCAAATAATTTGGATGGCTGATCCAGAACAAAAATTACTTAATCAGTATCAAGAAATATTCAGTAAAATAATAACACCACCAAAAGGATCTGTAACTCCAATAAAATGAGTAACATAATATATAATGGTCAATACGAATGTGAAGGACATACTGTTACATTTTTAGTAACTCCTGATGATACATGCACTATTAAAGAAATGTTTATTAGTGGTAGAAGTGTTTCTAATACTGAAAGAACAGAAAGATTAGAAATCGCAATAGAGTTTCAAACAAAGCTTAGAAAACTTGGGTATGATAAAGTTTCATAA